GTAACTTGTACGCCTGGTGATTGTAGTGCCATCCCATTTTCTCCTGGTAATAGTTGCTCATAATATTTAGCCGCCAAGTGTAAAAATGGATGGTTAATATCAGGATAAAAGGGGTGGAAAAGGTATAGATACGTTAAATATCTTTATGAGACCAATGTGTAAGTGTGGTGTAAGGCCATGTGCTGTGAACTACAAGAAAAATTCCAAGACCTACTACAGAAGTCTTTGTGAAATATGCATGTCACACGGTGTATACACAGGAGTACCTCGATGGTTACGTAGCGGCTACAAGATGAAATCGCAGTGTGAGAAATGCGGCTTTAGGTCACCGCACGTAGAAGTATTCAGGGTATTTCACATAGACAGCAATCTAGACAACTGCCGTCCTGCGAATCTCAAAACCATATGTCTAAACTGTGCTGGCGTTCTGAGCAAAGAGGGAATTGCTTGGAGACAGGGAGATCTCGTTGCTGATTATTGATCTCACTGTGTCGTAGAGCTCGTCTATGCTGTGATCGTTAATCAAAACATGATCAAATTCTGTGCCTACCCAAGCAGTTTCCGAAGCATGTATCTTACGCATTTTGAGATCCTGATGTGCCCAATTGTAGCCTTGATTAGCTGCCACAGCGGTATCATACCACTCAGGTAACTCACCACGTTGTACCCAGATAATTCTGCCACCTGCATTGCGTATGCTGGCAATTTCATTAGGAAAACGGCAGTCTGAAATCACCACATGATCCTGTGAATTGCGCAGTTTGTTTTCCAAGCTGGCAATCCATATGTCGTCATGAAATGCTTTGCGGCAAACCTCTGTGCCCCAGTATTGCAGCACCCACCGCGGAGTCAGCGTAGGCATATCCAAGCGTTTGGCCCACCATGGATCTACCTGCTCTCGCCATTCACGAGCTGCTTTGGTACGACCTTCCAACATGGTCCGGTCCCAACCGAATACTGCTGCCACCGCATCTTTTAGTGTGCTGGCAAATGATTCTCGTCTAAATTCGTGGAAATTAACCAGATAGTCTGCGACTGTGTCCTTGCCGCTGCCAATAAAACCACATACCCCTATAATCATAAATGTCTCCTTACAAAGACAGTATACTATAGATCGATCACAAGGTCAAGAGTTTTTAACCAATTATCCAAGAATAACCACTGCCGCCGGGCACTAGTTTCATTAGATCATCCACTAGTTTTTCCATTTCTGCAGTAGCTTCAGTTTTCATAGCAGCACCGTTAAGGCCTGATCCGCCCTGTGGTCCTGCTATCTGTGCGAATTTTTCGCGAGCCTGTCCCAGCATCATCTTGCAGTTGGCCAAGGTATAGTCCTTGATCCACTGTCCGGAATATATGTCATCTATGATGGCAAAGTCAGGTTTGGTGTTATATACCTGTATCATCACTGACTCTTCACCTCTGGGACGCTGATGTATGATTAATTTGTGGCTCTGCGGATGCCATGTGAAGTTTATAAAAGACCCAAACATTTTACCTATCAATTCTTGATACTGTGAGAATAATTCATATGTGGCTAATCCGCCCATGTTTGTGGAACTCAAAAGATAGGTATTAGAGTAGGCCAAGTTAAAGGGTTCAAACACAGTACCGCCCGTGCCATTACCTGTTCTAGATCCTACTGAACGACGAAATATCTGTCGAACCTGTTGTATTTCTTTAGGTAGGATATATTCGTTAACACTTTCAGTTAGTGTTAGAAAACAATAACTTTCCTCTACGGCGTTGTCGCTGCGCTGCCGAAATACCGCTAGGCTGCGGTTTAGGGCAGTTTCGTAGTGTATGGGGTCTAGTTCTATGTCGATCATGCCGTCGCCCAGCATAGCCTTACAGTAGTCGAAAACCTGTTGTTTTGCTTGATCAGTTGTGCTCATACTCTTATTTATTGCAGCGGTAAATATATGACTATGCCAAGACTCAGTCTCTACCGGCCTCAAAAAGGCAATGATTACCGTTTTATAGATAACACCATCTGGGAAATGTTCCAGGTTGGTGGCACGGATGTGCTGGTGCACAAATATCTTGGACCCGCTGCCGCTGTGCAGGGCAACACACCCTCAACACCTACATATGCTGCCGACGATCCTTTTAACATACAAGATCTCTTGTTCTTAGAAAATCGTGATCGTAAATATGATCCAGACATTTATCTGCTTAGAGGTGTATATAGTCTTTCAGACATAGATTTCAATCTCAGCCAATTTGGACTGTTTCTACAGAATGACACTATTTTTATCACCTTCCACATCACAGACACTGTGGAAAAAATTGGTAGAAAAATCATGGCAGGTGATGTGATAGAACTGCCGCACCTCACTGACGAATATGCTCTAAACGATCTACAGTATGCGCTGAAAAGATTCTATGTCATTGAAGAAGTTAGCAGAGCTGCCGAAGGATTTTCTGTCACCTGGTATCCACATCTGTATCGAGCCAAATGCAAACCATTGGTAGACAGCCAAGAATACAAACAGATCTTAGATGGTATCGCCAACACAGATGCAGACAAGGGAACCTATAATGCAAATATCACATACTACTCCGGTGACATTGTTACTGGTGCTGATGGTAAGAAGTATGAAGTCGTTCAAGAAGTTACTGGAATAGCACCGCCTAATGTAACCTACTATGCAATAGCAGACACGCTGAAAGATATCATCTCAACCTACAACAAAGAAATGCAGATCACTTCGGCTGTGTTAAATCAAGCAGAAGCAGACGCTCCTAAGAGTGGTTATGACACTAGCAAGTTCTATACCTTACAGAGAACAGACGACGGTACTGCTGAAATTGCATCAACAGATGCCACTGATGTTACTGTAGATGCTGCTACGCAGGCTACTGATGAGAATGGAAATCTTCTTTACGATACGAACGGTGAGCCTGTTTACGTAGGACAGACTGCTAGTTCTGTATTGATGCCCGCAGACGGCGACGGATATAATGGATACCTCACTCGTGATGGTGTTCCTCCCAACGGTGCTCCGTTTACCGCAGGCATTGCATTTCCTATTAACCCCACTGTGGGACAGTTTGCACTCAGAACAGATTACTTGCCTAATAGACTATTCAGATTCGACGGATCTAGATGGCGCAAATTTGAGGACAATGTACGTATGACTATGAACAATCTCGGTGCTAGTGATGTGGGTGCAGGTGACACTTATGCTGGCAAAGATATTCGCCAGACACAAAAGGCCACATTCGTAAACAACACCACAGTAACTACTATAGATGGTCATGTGACTGAAGAAAAACAAAGCCTTACCAAGGCACTAAGACCACAGGCGGACGAATAATGGATTTTTTCTATGACGGACAAATAAGACGCTATGTCACACAGTTTATGCGTGTGTTCATAGGCTTCAAATACAAGGCAGGCGATGGTGATGAGATCAGTGTTCCTGTGAGCTACGGCGACCAGACTCGCCAAGTAGCTGCCATAATCAAAGAAAATTCAGAAAATAAAATGAGTTCAGTTCCCAAGATCAGCTGTTACATCAGTGCTCTAGAAATGGATACGTCGCGGCTCAGTGATCCTACATTTGTTTCTAAGGTGCATGTGAGGGAACGCAGATTCACAGATGCTGCGGGAACTAGAGATTATCAGAATGTGCAGGGCGGCAACTATACCGTAGAAAGATTAGCACCAACTCCTTTCAAGATGACTATGAAAGCAGATATATGGACTTCAAACACAGATCAAAAACTACAATTATTAGAACAGATCTTGGTGCTGTTTAATCCCAGTTTGGAACTGCAGACCACCGACAACTATCTAGACTGGACCAGTCTAAGCACACTGTATCTTACCAGCACTAATTTTACCTCAAGAACTATTCCTGCTGGCGCAGAAAGTGAAATCGATGTCTGCTCCTTAGACTTTGAAATTCCAATCTATATCACTGCTCCTGCAAAAGTTAAAAAATTAGGTATTGTTCAAAGTGTAATTTCGAATGTGTTTATGGAAAGCGGTGACATAGTAGATTTAGAGAGTTTGGTGTACAATCGTGCCAAAGGTTCATTTACCACAACTTCTAACAGATATCGTGTTTTGCTGTTCAAATCCAACACAGGTAATCTCACAGATAATCAATATGACCTAACTCTAGTAAATCCTGACTCGGCGGTGCTGTCATTAGGACTTGCTCAACAGGAATATAAAAATGGTGAACCTATAGAATGGGATCGAATCCTAGAAGTGCAGGGCGGATACGTTCCGGGTAGCGATGTGTTTTTCCTCAAAGAGGATGACACTGAAATCATTGGCACGTTTGTGATCAATCCTCTAGACAGAACCGTGTTGGCCGTGACTCTGGATCCGGATACATATCCTGCTAACACAGACATAGCAAGTGCTATAGAAACTAGAGGCACAGTAGATGCTATCATCGATCCCTACAAGTACAATCCTCTAGAAGTTTATGGTAATCATGCTGGTATTCCTGTAGGTTTGAGATTTTTGATGTTAGATGATGTCAACAACAGTGCGAATCGTGGGGGATTCATCGAATACCCAAGCAATCCTGCAGACAGCACCAATGTGCCTTATCGCGGCCCGCAGGCATGGAGAGATCCTAGCAACGACGATTCGTCATGGGACAACCAGGACGGCACAGATCCTATTATAAAAGCAAATTCGATTATTGAATGGACTGGAGCTACCTGGTCTACAATATGGGATCCCGATGACAACAGTATCGAAGATCCTGATTTTGCAGCCACATATATCCAAAACATTCGTACAGGTATCAAATACAAATGGGACGGCACTCAATGGCTCAAGGCATTTGAAGGTGAGTATGCACCAGGACGTTGGAACTTCAGGATGGTCTGACGCTAAGTACACAGATGCAACAGCGTGCCGGACTGCTATTTTTAGCCAAAACCACAGGTAGAATCCTGTTGATTCTTGAGGATCAACGATGGACTGTACCCACTTTTGTGAGGTCAGGACCGTTGTTGGAAGACAGTGCACCACTGTTCAAAAATTATGCCACGGGTAGGATACTGCCTATTGAGTTGTATCTATCAGAGGATCGAGGATTTGAATACGGTACATATGTGTGTGTGGTGGACCAAGAGTTTTTAAACTCTGCTGTTCGAACTGTGTGCTGGGCCGACCTCGATGATCTTCCTAAACAACTGCACCTGGGTTTGAAAACCACGCTGAACAATCAAGTGATTAGAATTAAAATTGAAACTATCATGGAGTTAGAAAATGTCAAGCCTACTACAGAAATCTAGTAGATTTCAACAAGACCACGAACGATATCTGGCTAAGATTCAACAGATTCCGGAAGGTACATTCAAACAAGAAGTTACTGAACTACTGAACAAATTGGTCTTTGAAGTTAAAAAACTAGACAGTATGCACATTGAAATGGTTATTACTAAACAAATGCCTTCCATTGGCTCGGACATGAGACAAAATATTTTGTCTATTAGACAAAAGTTGGACACTAAACTTAAAAATATAGGCTAGAACTATCTCAATTAGAGAGCGACAAAGTTCTTGACAGTTATAGTTCCCACCATGCCTAGATGGGATTGACACTGATATCTGTAACCGCCTGATATGGAAGACGGAATTTTCCAATACAGCGTTCCGCTGGTTTTGGCCTGGGCCGCTGAACCTGTGCTAACTGCGCCAGTAGTGCTCACATGCACTAGTCCAGTATCGTAGTTTACTCCAGTGCCGTCTTGTATCAAGAATGGGTGACCGGAGGCTCCGGCTAAATTAAATGCAATAGTAGTGCCATTGATAGCGTATATAGTAGGATCATCTGCGGTTCCATACTGATCGAATCTATAGGCCGATGTACCATTGGCAGTTACATCCAACATGGTGATGGCTGGAAGATATATTCGATCTATGGTCAGGGATGCGGAAACTGCATCTGTAAGGTCATCAAATGCACTAGCACCTCCTGATGCTGTGCTGGTGATGGTGATAGTGTCCGTGCCTGCA